AAGATCAAAAAGGCGGCTGGAAATGCGCTTTTGACTAACTTTGGTGTGCTTAAGCTGGACTGGACGAAGAAAGACGACTCGGTTGAACTTGCTGTTGCTGAGGTACAGCGTATTAGTCAGGCACTAATCCAGGCAAAGGATCAGAAGGAAGTCGAAGACTTGTATGGGCAACTCGAAAGCCTCGAGTCGAGCATGGAACTGCTTAAGCCTGGTGGGCCACAGCTAAGCAACGTCCTTTCGCATAACTTGATCATCGATCCGTATGCGGAACAGCCGGATGGAGCCGATGCTGAGTGGATGTGTGAGACAGTATTCCTATCTACAGCGGGTCTACAGGCACGTTTCACGTTCAAAGAGGACGAAGCCGAGAAAGACGCGATCAGGAAACTAATCTACAAGCCTACGCATAAGGCAGTGTTCGCAGAAGGCTCTGGAGCATCCCGTGACGATGGGCTGGGCATGGTCCTGACTGCGCTGAGTGGCCAAGGTGACGTTCCAATGGCCTTCGAGGCAGAAGGTCGTCGAGCGTACATCAATCAGTACTTCACAGAGTGCAAGATGCTCTGGGATAAGAAGCTGCGACGAGTCATGCTATTCCATACAGATGACTGGACATGGCCGCTTTGGGTATGGGATGATCCGCTTGGCATCTCGCGGTTCTTTCCGTACTTCATTATTGCCCTGACGATGAACACGGGTGGAAGCGTCGGCGTGGGTGAGAGTGCCTACATTCTCGACCAGCAGGACGAAATCAATGACATCAACCGTCAGATCGCGAGGATCAGACGTTCCGTGTTCGATTATTTCTATTACAACTCGGACGTCATTACTTCCGACGAAGCCGAAAAGTTCGTCGATGGTATCCGTGGTCATACACAGGGAGGCAAAAAAGTTCTGGGGGTCAAGGCGGGTGAAGGTGGTAAAATCCAAGACATGATCCAGGCCTTTGCTCCACCGGCGTTGCAGTATGAAATGCTATTCGATAAGCCTAAGATACTCGACTCGATCAACCGTATTACGAATACTAGTGATGCCTTGCGTGGTGTTCAGTTCAAGACGAATACGAACGTAGCGAGTGTACAGTCGTATCAAGAGAGTATGAAGCTTAGCGTCGGTGCTAAGGTTGACATCATCGAAGATACAGTCGCCGATATCGCACTTTCGCTGGCTGAGTTGGCCGTACAGAACTATACGAACGAAGACGTTGCCAGTCTGGTTGGCGAACAGATGGCACAGTTCTGGGAGCAAATGGACGTGAAAACGTTCACCCAGAAGTACAGCGTTGACGTTGTGGCTGGCAGCATGGAGAAACCTAACAGTGTTTTCCGTAAAAAGGAAGCAATCGAAGTCTCTCAAGCCGTCGGTCAATTTGCTCGGGCGGCGCCAGGCTCGGTCACTAAGATTATGTTGCGCGTGCTGCAACAAGCCTTTACCGAAGTCGCGATTAAGCCTGAAGACTGGGCGAGTATCGACCAAGAGGTGATGGCGAGTATGCAGAAAGGTCAGCCTACCGGAGCAGGTCAGCCACAGGCGGCAGGTGAGTCTGGTCAACCGGCAGGTGGTGCACAAGAGATGATGCAAAGGGCTCAGGCCGCACCTGACGAGGTGAAGCAGAAGGTTACTCAGATGCATCAAGAGGGTGCGTCTCCACAAGACATCATGCAATTCATACAACAATCAACAGGAGCACGGTAATATGGCACTTGAGAACCCTGGTAATGGAAAGGCCACGCCCAACCAGGCGGCTGAAGATACTGTTTTTGAGAATCTTGGGCTGTCTCGTGACGATCTTGGTATGGACCAAGACTCGGGTAGTGGAAATGAAGACCTCGATCAAGGCTCTGGGTATGAGGATCGTGGTGCCGACCGCGACGAGCCTGATCTATTTGATCAACGTGTGAGTCACACTGAACAAAGGCAGCCTCCGTCGGGACTTGAGCCTCCTCCTCGTGCGAAGCCGATTCCTAATTATGCCGAAGTTCATCCTGACAACAAGGGAAACTTGGTTAATGGCGATGGCATCGTTGTGGCGCGAGCTGGTAAAGAAGCTCGTATGTATCAAGACCTGCATAAGACTCGTGGGCAGGCGCAGACTTTACACGGACAACTGACTGACGTAACGGGTCGGTTGAAGAAGGCCGTAGAGATTGGACAAGGTTTGCATCGTGAACTTCAACAGGCTCAGGCACAAGTCAATGCCGTGAAGCAATTCGGCCTTGATCAGGGTGAGCACCTAACCGCTCTACGGCTTTTCAAGGAGTTACGCGACAATCCACAGCAGGCACTAAAAAACATCTTGACAAGGGCCGCAACTAATGGTATAAATGTAGCTGAACTCGGGCTTACGCCCGGTGGTGTCGATCCTAAGTCTCTCGTAGACATGATTAAGCAGGAGATCGGCACAGCAGTCAATCCTCTTAGAGAGCGTACAGAAGCCGAGGCACGACAGGCTCGGGAAAAGACGCAAGAGCAACAGCGTCTCACCGAGATACAGACGCAGGTTGATGGTTTTTTCAACCAGAACCCGGAGGCTAAACAATACCTTCCGGTGTTTACCCAGACCCTCCAGCAGTTCCCAGGCATGACTCTGGGCGAGGTTTGGGCCAGAATACAGCTCCATTTCGCACAGAACCCGCAAGCGCGGCGTCCATCCCAGAACTCGCAACCGCGAAGTCTCCCGCAAGGTCGTGGCATTCCGGCCACAAACGGATCGTCCGACCTAGCACCCGTGACAGACTCCTACGATGCCATCCTCAAGGATGTGATGGATCGAGCAGGTCTTACACGTTAACCCTCGTGTGATTCACACTGGAGACTAAAATGCCCGCACTTGACACCGTGATCAACTCGATGCTGACACGGAGTCGCGCAAAGCTCATCATGGCTTCAGCGATCTCTGGGACCGTCAGCGCTTATCTACATGCTAAAAAGAGGGTTGTGGTCGAGGATGGTGGTCCGTCGATCACCAACCCTATCATCGTAGGTCTGAACCCTAACGTAACCTCGATGCAGTACTACGATCAAGTCCCTGTTAACCAAACCAACGAGTTCACGACCGTTGCATATAGCATGAGTCGCGTCGTAGGCTCGTTGATCATCTCGGATCAGGAAGAAGATGAAAACCAAGGACGAGCTGCCATCTTCAAAATCCTCAAGGGAAAAATCATGGCCCTTGACGAGTCCATCTCCAGACAGTTTGCCACATATCACACATCCGTTGGGACCGGCACCGACCCAAACGGGCTTGGGAACCTCATCCCTGCCGATCCGACCACCGGCTCCGTGGGAGGTATTTCCCTGGCTGCCGAGCCCCAGTGGCGGACCTCCAGCTACAATTTTGCCGGAACCCTTACCCCCGAAAACATCGAGGAAGCCTTCGACGACATAATCGAACTCGATCTGAATCGAGGTAGCGATGGACAGGCATCTCCGAAGCCTACCGTTATCTTTGCTGGACGCAACATCTATCGCATGCACAAAGCGGCTGCGAGAGACAAAGCTGTCATCAATCTTAACGAGACTGGAACTGGCAAGAAACTGGTCAACCTCGGTATCGTTGGAACCACTCATAACGGCGTCCCTCTCCTGTTCGACGAAAAGCTCCCGCCGAACGTCGCTTACTTCGTCAACGAGGAGTACCTGACGCTGCATGTGCTTCGTGGTGTCAACATGAAGATCAAGCAACTCGTAGCACCGTGGGACACCGATGCTACCGGCCGCCGTGTTGTATGGGAAGGCCAGCTCTGTAGCTGGCGCCAATACCGCACTCACGCATATCTGACCAACTAGTGTGAGTCACACATGCTAACAACATCAGCAAATGGCGCACGGCTCGCCTATGTGGTCGTCGACCTTCATCAGAGCGTAGGCACCGTGAAACGGCCGGTTACTACTTGGACCAAGAAGGACGGACTCAAGACGAAGATGGTCGAGGAACCAGCAGGTTATCTCGTCTACTTTCCTCGTGGGCACGTCATTCGGTGCAAGGACAAGGAGACCCTTCGTCAGTACGGTCTTGACGGTATGCCACCGATCATCAACCTGCAAGGGCTGAATGATCCGAATAGTCCCATCGGACGTATGCTCATGTCCCAGAACGAGGATGCTCGTCGAGGGGCTATGGAGTCGATGGAAAAGCAGGTCATCAGGCTTGCCACAGCAAAAACTGGTCCGGTCCTGATGCCGGAACAGATCGAGCCTGAACAGGTTTCGGCCGTATAAGGAGGCGCTTATGCTACAAGATAGACAGGCTTTCGCTCTTGGCTTGAACATGTACGTTCCGGCTATGGCACTAGGCACATCGGTAATCAACCTTGGGCCTGGAAGGTTCACCCACGGCATTCCGGCAACCGCCGGTCCGTTGGCGACCCTTATCACTGCCGGTGTCGGTGGGACGTTGACCACGATTCAGTACCTTTCGACGCCGCTTAAGCTCGACTCACGCTATGGCAGGACCATCACAGTCACTCCGTCCGGCGTTCCTGGCAATGCGAACGTTCTAGACGTTATTGGAGCTGACTATCTTGGTCAGCCAATGTATGAACGCTTCACGGGCTCAGCAGCGGCGTCAACTGCACTCGTTGGCTTGAAGGCGTTTGGCTGGGTTCTCGGAACTAGGCTCATCACACTGGCCACCAATACAATCACGGTGGCGATTGGCTCTGGCTTGTCGCTTGGTCTACCGTGGAAGGGCCAAATCACAACGGCAAAGGAAGGCACGACAATTATGACCTTCGCTCAGATCAACACTGCCTCAGTTGCGGCTGTGTTGACTGATCCCCAAACAGCGACTACAGGCGATCCTCGAGGCCTGTACACGCCGGTTACACCCCCAAACGGTGTCTTGAACTACGAAACTAGCCACATCGGTGATCCGACTGTTAACGCCGCAGGCAACGGTGGACTCCTCGGTATCAGGCATCTGGCTTACTAGTCACGGGTGAGGAGGAC